CTGACCGGTCAGAGGAGGCTGTGATGGCGGTGGAGAATCTGGTGGTCCGCAACGCGACGGTCGATGCGGGCACGCAGTCGTGGACTGGGGTGCGGCTCACGATCGGCGACGGGCTGGTGCGAGTCCACGACCATCGCGGGCAGCTGCTGAAGTCGGGGACGGCGGTTGGTGTGGAGACGCCGTCGGCGAGGCTGTGGCAGGTCGAGGTGGAGGGCGACGGCATCTGGACGGTGAAGCGCAAGGGCTGCAACTGCGGGAAGCGGTAGAGCGAGCGGTCGTGGAGCCCTGGCGTCCGTAGGGCTTGCGAGGGTGGCACCGGATGGACTGGATCGGCAGGCCAGCCTGCGCTAGAACATCCACATGACCAACACCGCAGCACCCACCGCCCAGGACGTGGCAGCCGCCATCGTCGCCACCGAGCAGACCGCCACGGCACTCGCCGCCACCGGCACCCACCAGGAGGCCCGCCGCCAGGCGACCGCAGCCTGGGACGCAGCTCGCCACGACGCCGACGCCCTGATCGCCGCCTACGGCGACGCCAACGGCACCGACCGCCAGGGCACCCTCCGGGCAGCGCAGGCGACCCGATGAGCGCCTCGGAGCGGTACTACGAGCTCTGCGAGGACGCCGACATGCTCGCCCACCTCCATCCGGTCGACCCGAGGGTCCTGGTCGAGCGGCTCCGTGACCGAGGCGGACGACCGGACATCGACCCGGCCGACGTCCACGAGATCGTCGCAGCGTTCGCGCTGACGCCTGCTGGCGGTGGCCGCTCGCTGGGCACGCTGACGGTGCGGAGCGATGGCGAGCTCAGCTGGGAAGAGGCGACCCGATGAGGAGCGCAGGCGCTGAGCTGGTGCCCGGCCGAGAGCTCGCCATCGGCGACGTCATCGAGACCGGTGCCGGGCGCAAGACGGTCGCCGCGTTCCACCCGCTCGCCGAGGCCACCCAGGACCTGTTCGGCGACGGACGGCGCGTGACCATGACCGACGGCTGGGGCATGACCCTCTTCGACGACGCGCTCCTCACCCGAGTGGCGGAGGCGACCCGATGATCGACCCGAGCAACGACGCCGACCTCCTCGCCCTCGAGCTCGCCGCCGGAGCTGCCAGCGCAGCCAACGGCGCCTGCAGGGTCTGCGACGAAGCCCTCGACCCGCACGACCCGAAGTGGGCGGGCACGGGCACGGCACGCGACGCCGACTCGATCGCCGCCTGCTACGGCACGCCACACGAGGACGACCCGACCATGCACCGCAACTGCTACGACGAGCTCTGGAGGAACCGATGAGCACCCACCCAGCTATCGCTGCCGCCCAGGAGGCCGTGGCGCAGATCCCGATCGGCGACGACCGGGCAGCCCTCGAGGCTGTCGAGATGATCGGCGAGCTCCTGCACGACCTCGCCGCCGAGCTGCCGCCACCGCCAGAACCGACCGTGGGCGAGCGGGTGCGGCACGTCGGCATCCAAGCCTCAGCGACCGACGAGGAGATCCACAGCGCGCTGCAGCTCGCCAGGGAGGCGCTCGGGGACGACGCTGCGTGGTGGATGGCCGAGGACGACCGCAGCGACCGCAGCGACAACTGCTCGGCTGTGTTCGTGAACCCTGGAGGCCAGTACCAGGCGCTGCTGCTGCTCGAGGAGGAGGGCCTCACGCCCTTCGGGCACCACCGCTTCTACGAGGGCGTCGAGCTCGCCGACCCGAGCTGGGACGGCACCGGGGTCTAGGTCGCCAGCACGAGGTTCTTTCCACGGAGCGTCCGCTGGGTTAGGCTCCGCTCCGTGGTCGTCCTGGCCGCTGCGGTGGCGCTGACGCTGCTCACGATCGTGGCCCTTCGGCTGCGTATGGTGAGCGACGAGGTGTGGGCGATGCTCGCCCTCGGGCTCAGCAGCCGAGCAGCAGCCGAGGCGATGCGTGAGGACGTCGAGGGCACGGAGGCGTGATGGCGACCAAGGCCGAGCTGCTGGCGCAGCTGGAAGAGCTGAACCCGGAGCACGGGCTCAGCGACCGGGCGAGCAAGGCAGAGGTCGAGGAGGCCATCGCCGGGTCGAAGCAGCCCGCCGCCGGTCGCCCTCGTGGCCGCAACCGTGGCCGGGCCCTGTCGCTCGGTGGCATGTCCGCCGAGCGGTGAGCACGCTGGTCATCGACGCAGCAGCCGCGTTTCGCCTCACCCGACTCGTGGTCGACGACTCGATCGCCGAGGCGCCTCGCACCGCTCTGCTCCGCTGGTCCGAGAGGCCAGGGCGCGCAGCGAACCTCCGGGCCCGCCTCGGCGAGCTCGTCGAGTGCTACTGGTGCGTCGGCTTCTGGATCGCGCTCGGCGTCGTGACCGCTCGCCGTGTCGCACCCGACCGTTGGGACCCGGCAGCGCAGGTGCTCGCCGTGTCCGCCGCTGTAGGCGCAGCAGGAGCCCTCCATGCCTGAGTCCCCACAGGAGTCGCTGTTCTACCGTGAGCTGCACCGCAAGGCGCTCGTGGAGCAGGCGCAGCGGCACCGCTCGCCGATGCGAGGCAGCTCCGCTCTGGTCGCCTCCGCTCGCCGCATCGAAGCCGAAGCCGCGCAGAAGAAGCGCACCGACACTTCCGGCGATGTCTGGCAGCGGGAGGCGTATCGGTACTACGACGAGATCGGCGAGATCCGCTACGCAGCCCGGTTCATCGGGAACGCCCTGTCGAAGCTCCGCCTCTACGTCGCCGTGCAGCCCGACGCGCACAGCGAGCCCGTGCCCGTCACCGCCACCGACGAGGACGGCCAGCCTGTCGCCCCACCGGTCGAGGCCGCCGCCGCAGAGCAGGCCCTGCTCCGCATCCAGTCGCCGGAGGGAGGCCTCCCCGAGATCCAGCGCGAGTGGGGCATCAACGACTTCGTCGTCGGCGAGTCGTACCTCGTCGGCTGGATGAACCCACCGCACCCGGGCGCCGAGCCCGTCGAGCGGTGGGACATTGTGTCCATCGACGAGCTCGTGGCCGCACCCGACGGGCGAGGCTGGGCGCTGCGCTTCGCCCCAGGCGACACGGGCGACAAGCTGATCCCGCTGGGACCCGACGCGTTCGTGCTCCGCATCTGGCAGCGTCACCCACGCTTCTCGTCGGTGGCCGACTCGCCGCTGCGAGCGGTCCTCGATCTCTGCGACGAGCTGCAGATCCTGTCGAAGATGATCCGGGCGACGGCGCTCTCTCGCATCCCAGCTGGCATCCTCCTGGTCCCGTCGGAGGGCAGCGACGGACCGGCCGACGTGAACGACGGCGAGAACGCCGGGAACGCGAACCTCGACCCGCTCTCGGCGGATCTGCTCGAGCACTTCTCTGCTGGCATCCGCCAGGACCTCGTCGGCTCCGCAGCACAGGTCGTGCCGTTCCTCCTGCGAGGCGACCGCGACGACCTCGCAGCTGTCGAGCTCATCGAGTTCAAGCGGGAGATCGACAAGGTCGCAGGCGAGCAGCGCAAGGAGCTCATCGGTCGCATCGCGAACGGGCTCGACGTGCCACCGGAGATCCTGCTGGGCATGGCCGACGTGAATCACTGGACGGCCTGGCAGGTCGACGAGCAGACGTACTCGGCGCATGTGGAGCCTCGGGCGATCCTGCTCGTGCAGGCCCTCACGCTCGGCTACCTGCGACCGGTCCTCGAAGCGATGGGCGTGCAGGACGCAGACCGGTACATGGTCTGGTTCGACCCGAGCGCGCTGGTCACGCATCCCGACCGGGGCGCCGCAGCGGACGACGCTCACGATCGCCTCGTCATCTCCGATGAGGCGTACCGTCGCACGAAGGGCTTCGCCGACTCGGACGCACCCGACGAGGACGAGCGGCTGCGTCGTGTCGCCGAGCGGAACCCGGGCGACGCTGCGGCGCCGCCACTCGTTGTGGACGAGGCGGTCGGCGGGCAGCCTGGCGCTGTGCAGCCCGGACCGCCGCCAGGAGGGCCACCAGCCGCTCCTGACGCCCTACCTGCCGCAGCTGTCCCTCCGATGGCCGCACAGGCGCTCCTGGCCGCCTCACCGAACGAGCTGGCCGAGCTGGGTCGCCGCCTCGCCGAGCTCGACAGGTCGCTGCGGAACCGGCTGCTCATCGCCGCCGACGCTGCGATGCGACGCGCCCTCGAGCGTGCCGGAGCGAAGCTGCGAACGAAGGCGAAGGCCGCCGGTGGCCTCGCCGCTGACGCCGTGGCCTCGGTGACGAACCTCGAGGTGGCCGCCACGCTGGGCCCGTCGCTCATCGCAGCCGTCGACGTGACCGAGGACGAGCTGGTCGAGGGTGCCTTCGACGACCTGCAGGAGCGGTTCCTGACCTGGACTCGCCGGGTGCAGCAGCAGGCGATGCGGGAGATCGAACGCCTCGGAGGCGACTTCGAGCCCGGCGCTCTCGCTGGCATCCTGGCGCAGCAGGAAGAGGACCGCAACGACGCATGGCTGCTGCTCCTCGCCTCGCTCACCGCTACGGCGCAGCGACGCCTCTTCGACCCGAGGCCAGAAGCGGACCTCAAGCCAGGCGAACCAGTCGGCGAGCTCGACCCGTCGGTCCTCGTGCCCGCTGGCACGATCCGCCAGGCTGTGTCCCGTGCCGGTGGTGCGACAGGGCAGCCGTCGCGAGGAGGTGCCGTCCTCGCCCCGGCGACTCCGTTCCCGGAGCCCGCTGGCGGCATCGCGACCGGGCAGCTCGTCACGGACGCTCTGCAGACCGCTCTCGGAGTGGTCCAGATCGGGTGGCGCTGGGTGTACGGCGACGCCGGTTCTCGTGGCGAGCCATTCGTCCCGCACGAGGACCTGAACTTCGCCGAGTTCGATTCCTGGACGTCGCCGGTCCTCGCCTCCGATGGCGGCTGGCCGTTCGTGGCGTACTACTTCCCGGGGGACCACCTCTACTGCCAGTGCGACTTCGAGCCTGCGTTCCAGCAGGTCGACTCGCAGGAGCCCGTGCCGCTGACCGCCTCCGCGCCCTCGACAGATCGTCGGGTCGCACCTACCCTGGAGGGACCATGACTCTCGCCGCTGACTCCACCTTCGCCCAGGCACTGCGCTCCGGCGCAGCTGCCGCAAGGGACCTCGAGGCGGAGCTCGCCGAGCTCGCCGCCACCTTCGAAGTGATCGGGGACCTCGAGCTGCCCATCGGTGCCCGGGACCTCGTGTGGGACGGCGAGGCAGCCGCTGAGACCGTCGCAGCTGCGTGCCCTGGCGACGGCGACGCGATCGACCCCGACTGCTACGGCCGAGCCTTCCTGTACCGGGACCCGGAGGCCGACCCGGCGACCCGGGGCGCCTACTCGCTGGGCTTCGCCGAGGTGTCCGACGGCGAGCTGCGAGTCGTGCCCGCTGGCGTCTTCGCCGTCGCCGACGTCCTGGCCGGTGCCGGTGGCGGACCGGACATCCCGGAGGCAGACCAGGAGCAGCTGCGCGAGGTCGTGTCCGG